GGGTAAAAATAATCTTTCTCTACACTGAAGTCAGAAAATGATTGAATACTTTTTAATTTATCCTCTAATTCATATTCCAACTCTTCTAGCCTATTTCTTGCCTCCTCTGTTGTACAACAATCCTTCTTGCTGTCCAAATCATCCAAAACTCTTAAAACCTCAGTCTCATATGAAAACCTATCAAGATTCATTTTCCCTCCTAAAGTCTCACAACTATCCAAATAATCGTAGTAAAACCCAATACAACAATAATAGATTGAATCAAAAATGGCAGCCATGCACAAGGGGGCAAAATTGGTAAAAAAAGCAAAATAATCCCACCAATGATTACAATTAAAATCTTCTTCCAAAGTTTCATTTATTTTCCTCCCTATTAAGCCCCAGTATTACAATCCACCCCCGCCCCTTACATCCTTGACAGGCTTCTTTTCCAAGACATACCTTCTCACTAATCAAGCCTGTTCCACAACATATTGGGCAAATTTTAGTATGCCTATTTCTTATCCCTTCCTCTTTATAATATTTTTTTGCCGCCTGTTCTGATAGTTCCCCTCCATTAATCATCTTTTAACCTCCTAAAAAATTCTTTCTTTAATTTCTCATCTAATTCTTTTTCCTTTCTCTCATTGTCCACAAGATTCGCCTTTAAGGGTACAATAAGAACAGCATATTCATTCTCACATTCAATATCTTCCCCCCGCACTGCTTTGTCGATTGCATCTTTCTCTGAAAAAGCCTTTACATATGATGTTTCTTTCAAAAGGTATGATTTTACCTTGTACCATTTCTCCTCCATCTCTTTTTTCTTCTCCTGTCTGTCTTCTTCCATTGCTCTTTACTTATTATTCTCTTCCACAATTATCTTAGTCACTTTACAAGAATCGGGCTTGCCTTTTTTTAAATATGCTTCATTCCACTCCACTGGCTCATTATAATGCAAACAGAAATAACAATATTCTCCTTCTTCATGAGATACCATAGGGCATTCTTTACATTCTTTAGGTGCATATTCTTTTTCGGAATTATGCACTTAAAAAAGCACCTCTTTCTCTTCCTTTTCAGCCTTCAATAATTTCTTCTTGTCTATCTTCATAAAGGCTATCAAGGCCTCTTCTGGTTTTAATGGATGCATAGAAAGTGGCTGCATCCTTCTTTTTGATGGTTTTTTCTTTCTTTTCATGCCTCTCCTTTTATTTCAAAAGCCCCGATTTTCTCTTCAATAAATCCTCTACCTTGATAAGTTTAATATATAGCCCTTTTTCCTCTTTAACTCTGGCAACCTCTTCATGTGATCCTCTGGTGAAACTAAATCCTATAACATAACCCCGTTTATATTTTTTTCTTTCTAAAGCAGTCTCAAAGTTGTCTACAATATTTCTCCCCACTTTTTCAGACTGCTTCACTTGAATTCCCGCCTCTTCAGAATAAAGGCTTTTTTCTATATGCCCATCAATTCCCTTGTCTCCAACTACTCTCTTGCTTTGTTTTGCCTGCATCTCGTTTATAGCCCAGTTCTGGAATTCAAAAGGCTCTAATGCCTCCAGTTCTGATATTGTTGTAGGCATCCCGATAGTATCGAAATCTTTGCTTCTTATAGCTCCTACTTTCTCTAATCTGTTCTCAATTAAACTTATTGCAGTAGGAGAAATGTCAATTCCTATCCACTTTCTTCCTAATCGTTGAGCTACAGCCATAGCAGTTCCGCAGCCGCAGAATGGGTCTAAAACTAAATCTTCTTTATTTGAAGATGCTTTGATTATTTTTTCTAAAAGTGCTTCCGGTTTTTGAGTGGGATATCCAAGGCGCTCTTTGGCAGAGGGAGCAATTGGCTGAATCATCCACCAATCATCAGGCTGTTTCCCCAATGGGTTTAGTTTCTGAATTCCAAAATTTCCTGATTTTCTCACGTTTCCAATATAATGTTTGAATCTTTCTATTGTTGCTTCTGCATATTCTTCTCTTACATCGTCTAAATTGAATACATATTCTTTTGTTTTTGAGTATCGGAAAATAGTATCATGCCTTTTCCCAAAATCTTTTTTCGGATAACCAGCTCCTCTATAACACCATATTATTTCATTCCTAAAATTGTGACATCCAAACACCCCATCCAACATAACCTTTAAATAATGACTTGCATGCCAATCGCAATGAAGATAAAAAGAGCCAGTATCCTTTAAGATTTCATGCAATTTAACAACTCTTTCCCTCATCCACTCTATATATACATTTATTCCACCAGCCCAGCGATCCTTAAAGCTTCTAACCTCTGCCTCATCTCCCCAGACTACCTCATAATGCCTATTGCTAAAAAAGGGAGGGTCAAGATATATGAGGTCAACCTTAATTCCTTGCTTTATTAGGTCATCAAGGGCCTTTAGGTTGTCTCCACAGATTAAAAGATTTTTAGTAAGCTGATTATTTTTCATTTATAAACAAGCCTTTTGCCTTCACTTCCCTTAATGGCAAATTCTGTCCTAGTCCCGTCATTCACTTTTCTATAATTCCACCTGAAAGAAAACTCATCGCAATATCTTGATAAATGCTGCCTCGAAATATGATGAAATGAACCATGAATGCCACGCTTCAATAATGCAAAATATGATTCTGCGGTATTTGTAGAAACATTATCCTTAACATATTCTCCTTTACCATGATTAACAACCTTATGTCCACCAATAAAATCCTTCCCAATGCCACGATAAGCAGGCCATTCATCTGTAAGAATCATTGAGTTTTTATTAACTACTTCTCTAATAGCCGTTTTTAATGTCTTGGCATTTACTTTCTCCACGGGTTTAGATACTACATTTCCTTTGCGTTCAACTAAGGCCATTACTGGAAACTTTTCTGTACCACGCCCCCTTTTGTGTTTTTTATTGCTTCCCTTGCGAGGTTTGCCACCTATATAAGTTTCATCTACTTCCACCATACCTTTAAGTTTACTTGCCAATGGGTCAATTCTCATAGCAAGTCTAATCCTATGAGCTAAATGCCATGCCGATCTATAAGAAACAAGCCCGAGATTTCTTTGCAACTGAAGAGCAGATATCCCTTTCTTATGAGTACATATTGAATAGAATGCTTGCACCCATTGCCTTAGTGTAATATGAGAGCGATGCATTACCGTCCCAACTGTTACTGTAAACTGGCCACGACAAACATTGCATTGAATTAAGCCATCCCTAATCTTGTCAGACTTTGCTTTGATCCTAGTCACGTTATCACTTTTACAATGAGGACACTTTATGCCATCCGGCCAACGTAAATCCTCAAGTATTTTCCTTGCCTCATCCTCCGTCAATCGGCCTACATCTATGGCAGCCATCTCATTCAAGCTATTAAATTTAGGTGGTATATATTTCATTTTTCTCTCCTCATTCTTATACCTAAATAATAGCATGTTTTTATTGCTTTGTCAAGTAAATAATGAAAGTTTTTTCTCTTTTATTATCAATTACTTATGCGATTCATTTCTGTTTTTTTTCGAAACAATAAATCGATTTATTTCAGATTCGCTATAACCAAACATCTTCCCCTCTATCCACTGCATTAATGCTTTTATATCATAAGGTTTGCCCAAAGTAAAATTTATAACATTTTCTACACAAGGATGTTTAAATATATAAATAGTAGTGTGTTTTTCTCCTCTTGGATTTAACATCATAAACAAATTATCGGTTTTTATAAGTTTTTTACACTCTTCAATATGTTCGTTTCTTACCATTACTGATGCAACTGGCCTAACGCCTGCATTGACAAGCATAACATGAATCGTTATGCTATTCATTATCAGTGACAAAAAATCAATTTGGGAGGTTTGTATCATGACTTATAAACCCGGCGAAATTGTTCCCACCACTAGAACATACCAATGTGTTGCATGTAATAAGGGCACGGCATACTGTCGTCAAGGTGACAAATTTCCGCCCCGTGAAAACGATGATTGTGAACACCCTTTGTGGAAATTGACTTAATCATATCCTTACGGTAGCATATAGACAAATCATAAAAGGAGGTGATATTATGGCAAGTACTTATAGAAGGAAAAAGGGTAGTGATACATGGCATTTTTGCTCGAATTGCCATCTTTGGCCTGAAAGCAATTATGATGAACAGTACACAAACCCAACTACTGGTGAATTGTGTAATCATTGTAGGGACAAAAAAGACAATAATAATTGTAAATAAATTCATCTATTCTCCATCCAAATGGACATTTACTGCTGTTTTAATACTAAATGAAAAAGACGCCTGATCTCCAGCAAAACATAAATCCATTAATGCGTCTGCATAATTAATATTTTTATCAAATGCAAAATTATCAAAACAAGCCAAACAGACTACTCGATTTCTAAATTCTGGCGGCACTACTGCTTCCCATATTTCCTCAGATACATAGAAATCAAATTTATCTTTTTTGTCACACACTTTACAAGTTTGCCTTTGCTTATCACGTTCACACTGCTTTTTTAAGTGCATAATTCCGATTTCTTTTATAGCTTTCATTTATATCTTTTTATTATAAAATATTCTAATCTTTTTGTCAAGCATTGTTCTTTCTGTCTAGTCTACATCAAAATATTTCATACACACTGCCAGCAAATGGTCATAATTTCCAGCCGTTGCTTCAAACATAAAACAATCAATCTGATCCTTTGTTCAGCCAACTTCCAGTGCCTTTGCTTTGGCCTTTCCCAGAATGAAAAATGCATTCCATCCTGTCCTGTTAATTCTAATTTTGGTTTCGTTTCTATCATTCTCGTTCTCCTTATATTTTCTTTACAAATGTCTTATCCATTGTCACAGGATGATTAATATCAGCAAATCTAATTCTATAGCTTTTTTTGAAAACCTTCTCCACAATCCCCTTTCTGCCATAAAGAATTGCATAAATCTTAGTGCCGACTCCGATAATTGCATCCTGCTCTTTTCTCTGCAACTCTCTCATTGCCTCTGCATCTCCAGCAACCCTGGTCTTATATTCCATGACCCCCTCGGCTCGTTCTTGTAGCTTTTTAGCTTCTTCACGCAGTTGAAAGACTTTTTCCTGTTGCCGATTTATTCTTGCTCTCATGGGTATATGTCCAGGCTGAGTGCAAAAAGCAATATCATGAATACAGTCAGGCCAGGAATCTTCAATTTGCTTGGCCTTTTTCAGCTTTTTATCGGCCCACTCCTCCAGTCGATCTGCCCTTTTTCTTGCCTTCTGATATCGATATTCCCGTAATTCTTCTTTATCCATACTTTGGGACGTTCTTTTTGGCTTATCCCAGGATTTATCATAATGAGAACCCCACCCCTGATTCCAAGAATAATACTTGATCGAGCCTTTAGGATATGGATTTTGAGCGCCTTTGGCTCCAGAATTGCTGTCATGCTTTTTGCTTGCCTCAAAGCCTTCTCTAAAGCAGCCCCAATCTTTTACGTCATACATTTATTTCCTCCTTTTTATTTTAATATCTCTTCTATTCCATCCCTCGCATATCATATAATAGCCTTTCAGCAGGCATACGGCTGCAAGGAGTAGAATCCCTAAACCCGAAAGAATCTCTAAATATAACATTATGTTTCATATCCCCACTTTCTTTAGTTCTTCTTGAAATATCTTCTTTGCTTTCTCTTGCCAACCAGAAGATTCTCTCATCCAAAAAAGCATATACTCAAAGCCTTTTTGTAATGATATAGCATCCCTTGCCATTGTTCTAATACAATCCTCTGTAAAATCATTCATCCTGTTTCTCTATTATCTCAATATGTGATGCATACCATGTTGTCTTGTCCTGATTGCGTAAATAATATCTTTCTGCATATTTTTTTGTCTTATAGTCTGTATAGGTAGTATGCTTAGCGGGACAAGTAATATGTACTCGATATATTTTCTTTCTCATTATTTCCTCCTTATATCTTCCTATATTTTGTTATGCCGCCTTCACGGTATGATTCATAGTCTGGATTCATCTGTATTAATTTATTGTTCTTTCTCTGCTCTAGCTTTTGAAATACTTTCTGTCTAATTAGCAGTTCAGAACCCGGGTTGTCTACAATCGCTTTCAATGCGCTAATTAAAGCCCTTTCTCTCATCTTGCCAACTCCAAAGGCATAAAAAACACCTTGTCCCCTCTGTCAAGAATCGTCATTTCTCCGGTCTGTAAGTTTTCCTGAAACTTTATTTGTGTTTGGCTGGGAACTGCATCAACAGCATCTATTCCTATTATTGGTACAACTTTTTTTGTTCTTATGTCATAAAGAAAAAAATGAATCGTTTCAGCCCTATTGACAGCCTCCGGAGACCAACCACCTTCTGCCACATAATTAGAACAATCTATTTTTTGTCTCATCCCTTCCTCCTTTATCCCTTTTTTATAAACTGAATCCAAATCCAATTAATGGTTTACTTGCTTTTTTAAACGATTCGATATGACTATCGAAAAGCAACTCGTTTTTTAGCATAGCATTTGAGATTGATTTTTCGAGTTTTTTGAATTCCTGGTTTTCCTCTCTAGTTAAACCTTGACTCGCTCCTCTTTTACAGAGGACTCCGAATCTTGAAATTTTCTCGTCTAAATTTTTCATTTTTTCACCTTTATTCAATCCAAAGATAGGTTAAAGCCTGCTTGTATTGCTTCATCCCGGCTCGCATAAGTCCAGTGATAATCAAATTGACCACTATAACTATTACCGCAACTATCGCTACACTGAAGAAAAAGAGCCCATCCAAACTTGCTCTTCTCAACATAAAATTTGTAATTATTTTTGATTGCATTTAATTCGTTTCTCATTTTATCGCTCCTTTATTTATTTTATAATATTTAATATTTCCTTTTCATGGTTTGCGTCTACATGATTAGAAGCACCCGTATCAGTTAGATATTGTTTATTACAAATTGTGCAATAGTATCTTTTTTTGTCTGGATTAAATTTAACTAAATTGAGATATTTTCCCAGTGTTTTACGGTTCTTCCAGATTCCTGGATATTTATTGATTAGCTCTGGATCATATTTCATCCTTTCCTCCATGGGGAGTAGACAGACCGCTCACAACCATTCATATGGCATATTTCTTTCAATGCTACTCTCCATATATTAGAAAATATTCTAAGAAAAGGCTTGTTGCTACTTCCTAATGACCGACCAAAGACAGGAGGATAGTAGCAAACAAGCACTTCTCTTTTTATCTCTTTTTTGATTTGATGGTCGATCATTCCTTTATCCTTTATACTTATATTATATGCCTAAAAAATCAAATTGCAAGCTTTTTCTTTGATTATTTTTAAGAAATCTTGTAAGTTATTGAAAACAAAGCAAATAAAAGTAAAACTTTTTTTGCCCATTTACCAATATTCTAAGCATTCTCATAGATCGTTTTGTAACTGCTTTATTATCAATAAGATAAACCAAATTTTTTAAACAATCTGTTTTCTTCATCTTACGATCCTTATTCCTGCACAATATAAAATATTTAAACATAAAAAGCAAGCTCTTTTATATTTTTTTTTCAGAAGATAGAACGAATTTCGTTCTGTCTATTTTTCACACTTTAGTGGGAAAAATGCTTGGGGGATACATGTTAGTTTAATTTCATTAAACTAACACTACTCCTTAAAGTATTTCTTATAAAATATCATATGAGATCATATAGGCTATATATAATGGCTTATAAATTTTTAAGGTTCTATGTAAAAAAGCATTTTTCTATTAGATATTTACAAAAAATAGTTTTTATGTTTTTTCTAATCTTGCAAATTCTTAAAGTTTTATCTTATTCTCTTTGCAAAAACCTACTCCTCTTTTTTGTTTATAAATTGATTTACTTTTTCTAAAGTTTCTTCCTGATTATTATAAACCTCATGTTCCCAAAAAACCAAGCACTCCAATCCTACTTGTTTATACAAATCTATAAGTTCTTGTGGGTTCTCTCTTCTATGCCACCAATCTCCAAAAATCTCAATAACTTTATTTTGTCCTGTGATCTTGAAGTCCGGGTTATGGTTTTTGCCATCACTAAGTTTCTTCCACCATGTACCATTGCCTACATATTGAACAATATCTGAAGTTATGCTATCAAAAAGTCTTTCTGGATAAGTTGGCTTTTTTATTTTTGTAGCTTTAAGACCTTTAATCCACTGTAAATTACGTTTTTCCAATACAAGTTTCTTATATCTCTTTCCAAATCTTTCCCACCATCTATCTAAATTGCGTATTTTGTAAGTATTGAAAACCCCCAACTGATCTTTTTTGTGGTGTCTTTTGGGCTTGCTGAGTATTTCTTTCTCTATCAACTCTTTAAACCTTCTCCAAAGAGTGACTTCACATACTCCCAAATCTTTTGCCAATCTTGCTATTGGAGCATAGAAACCTTCTTTACATTCTTTTTCTTCTGAAATACTCAGCAGATGAATCAACAGCAACAAAGCCCCGTCAGACAATGCTCCACTAAAAAGAAGGAATATTTTAGGCAGTGTTATTGTATCAGTATATGAGCTTTCATATATCACTCTAATGGCTTCTGTCTCTTTTGACATGTGATCCCTTGTCTTCTTTATTAGATGAAGTGCCTCCTCCCGATTGAATGCTTTTGGTATTTTGTCCATTTAAGTCCCCCTTCTATATGTGGTTACCTATATACAACAATAGTTTTATTAAAAACCATTGTCAATACTCCAGCTAATCTAGCAAGAAATAGGCATTCTAAGCATGCTTTGCGTTGCTATTCCTTCTCCTGTAACTTTTTATAGTTTTCTAGACATTCTTCCGCCTCTTTATTATTTCCAAACATAGCATCTGTTTCAAAGTTCTTGGGCTCAAACAGCATCCTTGACCCCTTGCCATGTCCCCTAATGTAAATCTCAGCATGAATGCCAAATCGCAATTGCCAGAGCGGACAACCGGTAACCGAGCAAAACATCAGATCAGAATAAGTATCAGAACAGTCCCGACATTTCAACCGAATCTGATCCAGCGCATTCTGATGTGCTGTCTTCAGGCCTTTCCTAATTGACAGCTTATCCTTTCTTGCTTGCCTCCCCTTTGCTCTTGCCAACTTTGCCTCTTTGCTCAGGCTATGATGAATGCATAGGCCATCAGAGAATAACATGAAAGTCACTCCACATTGCCTTCCAGAGGAGCCTGGATAAATATACTTGCATCTTTCCTTTGTCATTCTTTTTACCTCCTCACATAAAGCCTTCTGCTTTATATGTTCTAATTCTCTTTCGAGAATGCTTATCCAAATATTCTGTTTCTTTATCATTAAAATCATAAACAAGTAAACCCCCACCTCCTTCTTTTATCCTTAACCCACGTCCAACTCTTTGAATTGTTTGAACCTCACTGCTGCCACCAGAGGCAATAATAAGTACTTGAATATTTGGAATATCAACCCCCTCCTGAAAAATAACTGAACTAATTAGCACAAAGTTTCTACCCCCCATATCTTGCATATTAAATTTAGTTTTAAATTCCTCTCGTTTACAAGTTTTATCCCTTCCACTAAGAAACACTGCCGGGATATGTTTGCTTTTCAATAGATGCTGCAGAATTTCGCCATGCTTAATATATCTGATCAAGAGCATAATTCTTTTATTGTTTTTAAACTCTCTTTCTACTATATCAATTATTTTCCCATTTCTTCTTCCCGACTCAACAATGCCTCTCTTGTATATCTGCTGCCATGTCTTTCCTGTTACTTCCTCTGGATTCTCTATGATCTCCATCTTAATGTTGCTCAAATACTTGTCATCAATCCCCGCCTTTGCCGACTTGCTGTAAATAATATCCCCGGTCAATGCCAGCACTTTCATGTTACTCAATATATTTCTCTTCAACGGAGTTCCAGATAAACCCCAGCGATATACTGCATTGTGCATGAACATCCCAACTTTCCAAAACTCCATGCTGGATGCGTGATGGACTTCGTCAAAAAATACTACCTGAAAGACATTCAGCAGTTCCTTTGCCGTTGCCTGCTCTCGCTTCAGAAGGGAATGAAGCGTCTGCACTGTGGCAACCGTTATGAACTCTATCTGATATTCATTGTCCCCTAATATGCCAATCTTATCTTTCATATCTAGTCGTTTCTCAAACCGCTCTTTTGTCTGGTGTAGCAGGTCTTGCGTATGCACCACAAACAAAGTAGGGAGCTTCAGCAGCTTGGTAATCGCTATTGAAATTTCTGTTTTTCCCAATCCTGTCGCTATCTCAAAAATTCCACGTTTCTGTCTCATGCCCGCGAGAATCGCCTCTTGTTGGTAGTCTCTAAGCTGAATGCCTTTCAAAAGGTTCTTGTCAACAGAGTTTATAATATCTGTTTTTGGCCATGTTCTCAAGTCGTTTATCTCATATTCGATATCATTCTCTCTGAAGTATTTCTCAACGAGGAACAACAGACCAGAAGGAAACCGTAAACTTGGGATTTTGAGGAAATGGTACTGGCCATCCCAAAGTCCACCACGATACTTTGGAGCGAACCAATAATTGGGGTAAGGACAAGTGAGTAGCTTTTCCAACTCTTCAGTGTAATCTGAAAGCTGGGAGGAAGTGTTTCGAACGAAGATTTTAATCATCGTTCTTATTGTATATTATTTCTAAATAAATGTCAAGAGATGAAATTATTTTCTTCTTCTGCCTTGCAGCTTGTACTTCTCCAAAAGCTCACTTCTGACTATCTGCAGATACTGATCCAGCTCTTTCTTGATTTCACGAAATACGCAAACCCCCTTATCATAGACAGTTCCGCAGCCGATGAACTTCCCATAGCTTGCCCCAAGCGTGTCCTCTAAAGCCTTGTTCCGATCCTTAAGCTCTTTGAGAATAAAGTTGATGAATTTTGTCTGCTCCAGCACTATATTCTCTATCTGTTCGATAGGAAGGTTCTTCAAATCTTCTGTCATGATCTATTTCTCCTCTTTCTCTTTTGGAGGCGCTTTATACTCAAACGCATCCATTTTCTCAGTGATGTGCCAGTTGATTGCTTCCTCTTTAGGTATCTCTAGCTCCTGGCCAATGAGAGTTAAAAGCCTTGACCATCCCTGCTTCAAATCAGACATCTTCTCATCAAATAGCTTTTGCGTCACTATGAGTTTTTCTCTCTGTAATTGTAATGCAATAGTTTGACTCTCTTTAAGTTTTAATAATTCACCATTTTTAGACATTATCTTACCTCCCATTATTTTTTATCCCGCGATTCTAATAACTGTTTTTTCATCTATTTCTCCATAAACTTATCTATTGGATTCCTTTTTAAATTTAAATCCTTAGAAGCATTCTCGATAATATTCAATATAAATTCATCTTTATAAATATATTTATTTAATAAATTATGACTATCACAATGCACAAGCCAACCCACATAGGACATTATTGAACTTATGATGTATTTGGATTTTAATTTATTATAATTTTGTTTGATATAATCAATTTTTTGCTTAAATTTTTTATGTGAAGATTTCCTCAGTAAAGAATATTGATGATAAGTTTTGTAGCCCAGAAAATCTATTCCTCTTGATTCAACAGGAAATATTTGGGATTTTTTATTCAGCTTTAGTTTTAAGTGATTCCACAAATGCAATCTAATCTTTTCTAACAACCAATTTAAATATTCCTTATTTTTATACAAAATAACACTATCATCACAATATCTTATATAATATTTGCATCTTACTTTTTCTTTAATCCAATGATCAAAATAATTTAGATAGATATTACTAAGGTATTGAGACAGATAATTGCCAATCGGCAGCCCTTTGTTTCCTGAAACACTTCTGATTATATCTTCCAATAACCACAGGACATCTTTACATTTAATTTTCATTTTAATTAAATTGAATAGAATATTATGGTCAATGCTCGGGTAATACTTTTTTATGTCTATCTTCAGACAATACTTTGTATTTTCTTTATCTCTCAAGAATTGTTTAAGCCTATAATAGCCAGCGTGAATTCCTTTTCTAGGAACAGCAGCATAAGAATCAAAAATAAAGGTTTTATCCCATATTGGTTGGAGTATTTGCATTATTGCATGATGAACAATTCGATCAGGAAAATAAGGAAGTTTATAAATAATTCGCTCTTTTGGTTCAGTTATAGTAAAAATTTCGTATTCTGAAGTTGTAAAATTTCTATTAAGAAGTGAAATTTGAAGTTTTCTAAGATAAAAATCCATATTCTTATCAACTTTTTTAACTTCACTGTAATAATCCTTCCCCTTTCTTGCATTTAAATGGGCAAGCACAAGATTACCATAATCTATTATTTTTTCAAAAAGATTGGTGTGTCGTTTCATCTTTTATTCCATTGTGTTGGCGAGGAAAAACAGAGTTTTCATAAAAATTACTAACACTGTTTTTAAAAGAGTATTGTGTTTTGCCTTTAATATGGGCATGGTATAGAAACTGTTTAGAGGCAAACTCCTCGCCATTATTCGCCCTAAGCTCAGCTGCCTGCCAATATTCTGATTAGAATTCGTAGCAACATTATTAGAATTCAGATAGCTGACACCAGTTTTGACGCCATTATTCCAATTGCTGCTGAATAACAGGACTGCGTACATCGTTTTCGCTCCTATACCAAAAATATTTTCTAAATGTATAAAATTTTCATTTTATAAAACTCAGCCGCCCGCCAAGAGCCCGAGAAGAATACGCAGCACCATCACTAGAATACAGACAGCCGACACCAGCGTTGACGCCAGAAGCCCAAGCGCCGCCGAAGAACAGGACATTAGTTTCTCCATTATCATGTTCATAGAAATAATCGTAGAGATGAGAGGTTGAAAGCCCAGTAACAGCTGATGGCAAAAACAATAATTCAAACCCATCATTCCATTCGATATTCTTCTGGTATCCATTTGGTAGCGCTGTATGCACATAGTTCGGACTTTCATCATAAGTCGCAAGCGTATCGGCAAAAGTAGTTGTCCCATCTTTTTTCAATACCCTGTATTTCACATCATTCGCAGCATCCACGCCACTTACAGCGTTCCAGCCCTCAGTCCATTTCCAGACATTACCCCATAAGTTCTCAATTCCTCTATATGCAATAGGAGTCACGCCATCTACCCCATCGCCTGTTCCTGTGCCGTTTGCCCCGACATTTGTATCAATATTATCAGCGCCAGTAAGCTCGCCTGCGAATCCTGTTCCGCCTGCCTTACTCACAACTCCCTGTCCAATTGCAGTCTGAGAATTTGCTCCCATATATTCAATATAATACAGTAATCTAATTGCAAACATTTCCCACACATTCCAAATTTGCCAGTCAGCGCCGATATTCTGTGCATAGTCTCTTGCCTGAGACAAGTTAAATCCTAATGCTGTCGTTGCCCCATTCACTCCGAGTCCAGCACCACCGTTAGCCAAGACGTTTGCCTGTGTGTTATTGTTTATTTGCTCATTATCAGTCCATCCGCAAGTATCGTCTCCAGGTTTCCGAATCCAGAGCTTGCCGCTTGCATCATTGCCTGCCCATGTGCCACCTGTAACAATATAATCCACGATGAAAAAATTATCATCAGTAGCCGTCCCAACATCGTCACCTATCGCAGGCTCATTCTGTCCACCATCGAAATTAACTTTCCAAATCTGCCCTCCAGTGAAGGGCTGTTTTCCTGTGCGTGAATGCAGTACAAGATTTACATCATCATAATATGGATCGGCTTCGTATGCAGCGATATAGATAAAATCACGCTCTGCACCAGCGCCACCATCTGATTGTTTAAAAGCAGGATATAAAGTAAAACCTGCCATAGGAGTCGGACTAATCCACCATCGATATACATTTGCAGAAGAGCTTGCAGACTTTACCCAAAATTTAGGAATACGAACCATAACCCTGCCGTTTGTGCCGTCATTCGTGAAAGTGCCCATACCACCTTTTACAGCATTGATTGTGCCATCAACCGCCATGTTCACTCGTACCATATTACCCCAGACAGGATGATTGTCGAAATTTGATGAAGTTAAAACAATTGTATTACCATTTTTATCTATATTTCTCCAAGTGTCCGTTCCTTGATTCCACTCAACTCCAAGAACGGGGTTAAGGTCTAAATCTGCTATAATTTCTGAATAGTTCCGTCCTTCTAATCCACTTGCTGTCGCTCTTATTATTTCACCATCTGTAAGTCCCGCTGCCTGATCAACTGCCAAAAGATTATTATCAGCAATTCCTCTTCCAAGATCAACTATTACAGCAAGCTCTGTATGTTCAGCATTCGTAAAATGATAATATTCATTAGCCGTCCCTCCTTGTAAACTACCCATATCGTTATGCTCTGATGGCGTTGTGTGAGGAAAGAAAGTTACATAAGCCGATTTAAATTCTATAATATTAGCTGTTCCTTGTTGGACGATAATCCTTGCTGCAAGTATAGCAAAATCTCTAATGAAAGCAGACACGTCAGGTGGGTCTGCTGCACGAGCGGTTGTTAATGTCCCGTTCTGCAATCCATAAACCACGTGCAAATGGCTGCCATAATCAATATAACACCACATACAGCCGTATTTATTTGGTGTTAAATTCTGCAAATCCGTACCATCACTGTATTGAGTATTATCAACTTGCTGCTGTTCCGTAGCGGAATTCCAAACCCCTCCGACAGGATACCATTTCGTGAATCTATCACCGTTATTTGTATTCTGTGCTGCTGTTGCTATCTCGTTTGCACCAAGCCAAAATATCCCTGCTGTGCTTTCCAAATATCGCTCTCCACTCTCTGAAATCACTCCACCTGAATCTCTCTCAAATCCTCTTACACCAATAAGCCTTTCATAGTTTCTTCTATTAGTATTTGTCAGATCAACTCCACTATTTATGACATGAACAGTATTTCCAGAGCGATATGCTCTCCCCAGAGTAAAATGGCGATTCCATTCGATATTAGCTCTAGTAGTTGTTACCTTTGGAATGGGACTGCCTGCGTTGTAATCTATATAGATATAGCTAGTCGTTCCATCATCAAGTGCTTGCTCGCTAACAGCACTCCAATCGAAAAACTTCGTATCTCCTACTGGTGAATCCGTTGTCTTGATGAATCCTGTGCCTGCCGCTATATCAAGCGTTCCGTTAGCTGGAGAATGTGCTGTTAGAACAGCACCAACAATAGTTTTCCCGGCTGACTGCGTGAGATTCAGCCAGTCCTGAAGTGTTTTATATGTTGGAGTGCCAAGAATATCTAAAGGAAAATCACCTAATGTGCCAAATTCTACTGCATCTTCACCAGCATTAACTTTGAGAACTTTGTCGGCTTCTCCTGCGAAAGAAGCAGGTGTATCACCAAGATCAAGAAAGGCGAAAGATTTGAATCCCAAAATCTTTTCGCTACTGTCAACTATTAGAGATTTCCCAGATTGCCCGGAAAAGGAATCAGGTGTATCTTCCAAATCCAAAAATGCCGTATAGCCACCTACAGCATGTTGACGAACGGCTTTAATTTGTCTAGAAAAATTGCGGGACAGGGCTTCCAACTCCTTCTTTGAAATTACTCTATCACCTGTTGGCACTATATTCTCTCCTAATAAGACTGCGTGTCGAGTATTGCGGTTACTCTTGTTGATCCTTCTGACAGACTTTTCTGCAAAGACAAAATCCTGAACAAAACGCCATCCAATGTTCCTCCGGTATAGTCGGCTCTAGTCCTTGTTATCTTAACCTTCTGAGTTGGGATGAGATTCAATCCGTAGCCAGATACATCGAATATTATTTTATTCTGTGGATACTCAATTAAAGAACCATAAGCAGTTGCTCGTGTCGAAGCTACATCTCCTTCCTTCAAATATGTCTCTATAATCAGAGAATCATTATTTCCATAAACATATTTAGCGATATTAGAAGTTTTTTCCTTCACCTTATACCTCTGTCCAGTAGGGTCTTCATCATATTGCACTTGAACTTTATACCGCACAGAATGACTGTCACGAAAGCTGTGAAAATTTCTCATGTCCTCATCTTTGAAATGGGGAGTACCATCAGGTTCTCCTGCTACATAATAATAGACAGCTAGTTCTCCATCTAGATTAGCTTGAAACTTGAAAAGACTTCCCGCTTCTAATCTATCCAGAAACGTATTAAACGAGATTTCTTTGTCTAAATCAACACAGATTTTCTCTGTTCTAGCGGCCTTTAATGCGGCGAAAGAAGCTGCGTTCAAATCTCCCGAACTCTTCCCTAAAATATTAATCAAAACATCTTTAAATATATCTGAAACGTTATCCATGAGAGAGGTATCTGCGTTCTTGAATCCTTTAGCGTGAACCAACACTTCAGAGTCTTTTGTATAATTATTGAATCTATTTTGTGTCTCTACTACAGAAGTTATAAACCCCGAAACATCTATCGACTGTGTTTTCCCCCCAACTCTTGTTCCAGTCTGGTTAGAATGAATAGACAGTCTAATATTATCCACAGGAACGCCTGCTTTAGCATACCACAGTACAACTCTCGTCACATAAAATCCATCCGCTCCAGTAAGAAAGCTCTGAGCTATCTTTGTTCTCGAACCTGCATCTCGAAGAGCATAATCTGTGTCATAGTTTGAAAATGCAAACTCCACTTTCAACTCCTCATCAGCTTCCATATAGTTTCTTCCATAGACTCTAAAGCATAAATCGGCTGCCTGTCCAGTCCAAACGTCTCCGTCATCGATATAAAATAACTGCCCGTCTCCATATCCTGCACCACTGTCTCCACCTACTTTCACATAGTTAGCTCCACTTATTCCAAATGTTCCTTTGAGCACCATAAAATAAGTAGTTGCTGCGCTCAAATAAGGCCTCCCATAAATCGTGAATTGTGCATTTGCTAAATCTGCTGTGTAATCTTCCATCACTGTGAGAGTATTACCATCACATTTAACAGACTCAATGGAGTACAGCTCTCTCTTTGCAATCATATACTTCATTATTGTAGTGTCGATACATACAGGGCTGATATCCTCTTTCTCACCATAAAGCTCTGGAATAACAGTGCCTTCTGCGGCTGCCTCTAAATTAGAATAATTAGATTTCCAGAACTTGTACTTTGGAATCATCTCAGCAAACATTATTTGCTCCTATAATCCTCAATCTCAAATTCAACCTCATCGTCTCCCCAATGAATATCTCCTATGTACCCAATCCAAATCGTAGCATAATCGGAATATCCATAGCCTCTAGCTCCTACTTTCAATATAGTCTTAGCAAATTCATACACATAATCAGAAAGTCTAGTGTCAAAAAAACCATCTGAGTTAATGTATCGAAGAGAGCCAAAACTCTGTTTAGAGCCGCCTTCATAATAATCAGAAACCTCCTGTGAAATATCTGGCATGTCATCTGAATTCAAATATGGCAAATAGAAATGATCATTAAAAATTATCGGATGCTCTTCGTCCTGTGAACTTGTTATATACTCCCAGAAAGGAGATAAGATAATATATTTGTCCGCTGTTCCAGGATCGTCTGAGCCAGTAGTATGAACATACAGTCTTTGATTAGCTGAATCCCAATACCAGCTACCAGCATTTTCATTGCACAAAATCAAAGAAGCTCTTTCTGTATATGCTACTCCATTCTCCTCTACTCGTGAGGGCTTACCTTCAGTGTGAGAAATATACCAGCTAGGATCAGCACCACTCTGTGTCCAAACATCCCCATCAATTCTGTGTCCCAACTCAGTTTCAGTTAGATAGATTTTCTCCCAATCGGTCAACGCCAAAATATCTTCAAAACTCATTCTACTGTCTCCACTACAATCTTCAAAGAATACGTAGCATTATCAGTATGCTCTGGCTTCTGAATATCAAGGTTCTCCAAAATGCAAGCGTATCTCGTCTCTTTCCACCAATACTGCTCATTATCACAAATCCAAAATCGTGTAGCTTTTCCTTTTGAATCGAATATATCCTCAAAACTATCTATATCAGACTGTGTTAAAAAGTCAAAGTCGTATTCAATTACCTTATACTGCATCCATTTCTTAGTCTGTATTTGCCCATCATCTGATACTATCTTACTTATTCTCTCAACCATTTTCAATGGTCTTCTCGCTTTGAAATTCACAGACGGAGAAAAATAACTACCTAAAAATATTCGCCCTGCCTTAAATCTCGTAGTACAATATGGGCAATCTTCGTTATCACCAAGATTAACTATATTATCCATGTCACCTTTCATATAGAACCGCCACCAACGATAACCTTGATTTGAGTCCCAAAACTTGACTAATGGAAATTCAGGATAAGTCACTTCTAAATCTACATTCAAATCAGGATTTGCCCAATGTGTATCGTCAGCGTGAGCTTGAACCTTAACTGCTCCCATTGACGGTAGAAACCAATGATTGTTCAAAATAAATGCTTTAATGTTCTGAGGAGAACCTAAATCTCTCTTCAGCCATTGTTCATTTCCTGCCGTGCTTCTCCATGGCCACTCCAACCACCTTTGTTGTGTCTTGTCATCTTCAAATTCGACCTGTTCAGTAGATGACGTTATTGCTCCTGAATCCCAGAGATTGTTCCACATAAATCGTATATTAGTGAAACTTCTTTCAATAGGTTCAGCCTCATTTCCATCCCTGAGCACAAACCAATTTCTCCAAAGCCCATAAGGGTCACAATATATAACAGATCTAATTGGTAAATGTGAACGATCATCATTAAAAGCGACCATTCTTACCATGAGATTTCTTCCTTTATTTGCCATTTAAGCTACCGTTATTTTCAATCTTGCTATTTTTGCCTCTTGCACTGTTGTGCTTAAAGTATTCGTTCTCATCCAAAAAGGCTTTGACTCATTAGCAGCAAAACCACCAGCAAAGGTTACAAAAGTTGTCCACGCTCCTGGAACCCCCGCATTATCTGGAGCTAGCTGAAGCACGTCATCTGCGTCTGTTCTATCATCTGCAATTATTTCCAGTTTAGGATCACCTCCTTCTGCATCAAAAGCCTTCAAATAATATTTTACAGGAGTAGATGTTCTACCTTTGGGAACAGAGCCTAAAGCGACGGGAGCATAAAGTTCCGTGCCATCCGAATCACAAATTATAAATCTTATTCTTGGACTATATGCAAGACTAGCAGCTTTATCCCAAGTAAACGGCATTTCAATAAAAGCAGACCATGATTGAGTATTCAAATCAAACTTACGAATCTGACTGTCGTTAGACAGATAATAAAGAAGCTGATCTCCATCCCAAACTAAAGTATTTCCCTGATATTTATCAAGCTTATTAGCTGGTGTTCCTCCTGCTATTGCCGCCCAACTATTCAAATCAACGTCGTATCTGTCAAAACGAGTATTGCTTATCATACCATAAACATACTCGTTTGCTGACTCTGCTCCGAATCCAGGAGCCCAAGCCAAAGCTCCCGCACCGGCCGAATTGAGCGGCAAATAAGCTTTAGTTGCCCAAGTCCCTCCGCTAATATCATACATATAGAATTCATTATCAGCATCTGTACGAACGACAAATAAGTTTCCTGCTTGATATGTTGCCCATGGTGGAACTACAGTACAACCAGCTCCATAAAGAATTGGTTGTTCAGGATTTGGCAAAGAACCCCATAGTTTTGTATCAAACCCATACGCTCTTGCATCTGCACCAGATGTCGGATAAGTAGCATTATAGAGTTTTCCACCCCAATCCTGACATAGAGAATTGTAATTTGCTTTAATTGCTGGAATGTCTGGCTGGTCAGAAACACTTAAGTCACTTAATGTTATTCTTTTATATTCATAAAGAGGGGTAACTGACTCACTCAGAATATACCAAACATGAAAACCTCCATCCCAAGCCATTGCCATTTTATGCTGCTCTATTGAAAGCCCTGTATACTCTTTTACAAGAGTCCAGTCGCCATCCGCTATGTCATATCTATATATCTGCCAGTAATCGATTGCGCTTCTTGTCTCTTTAGCCAATCCGACCCAGATGCTCTCGTTAATCGCTCCCATCTTATCTCATCTCCTCTACCTCGGCAGTCAAAGAATAATAATCCCATATCTTATCCACAGGAATCATCTCCCAATCATTCATGTTCTGAACATAATACAGTGTGTTGTAAGCATCGTCTGCGTCCTCACAGATAAAATAAGGTTTAGATTGCCCCACTGCATCAAATATATCTTCCATAGTATCTGCTTCTGCCGAAGTAAGCAATCCAAACTCATAACTCCATACCCTGTAATGCTCTTTTTGATTAGATGAAATCTGCCCGCCAGAAGAATACCGTTTCACTGAAGGGTCTATCAGCTTTTTTCTTGACACATATGAGAAATTACGAGCGGGAGAGAAATAAGTCCCAAGAAACAATCTTCCTATCTTCAAATATCCGTCCCCATTTCCAGCATCTTGAATTCTAATTCTCCACCAGCGATAACTTTGAGCAGAAGCCCAAAAGTAATACATCAAACTAGCATGATGATCCATTGTAACATTAACAGATGGAGCTCCCCAGTCGTCTGTGGCATTTCCTTGAATTTGAACTGTAGAGCCACTTGTAAAATTGTGATTTTTTATAACAAATGCTTGTACAGACTGCACTGAACCCAGATCGACTTTTACCCATTCGTCAGCCACACCAGTCGAACGCCAACATCTGGAGTGCCATCTGTTCTTAATGTTGACTAAAGGAAATCCAGAAGCTTCAGAACTTGAAGTTTTAACAGAAGTGTTGGAGTCATAGAGATTATCCCAAAGTAATCTTATATTGCGCATTAAAACAACTCCTTTTCAGTCCAAATAGAAAATTTCATATTATTTTTCTTACAATACTTTCTAGCCGATCGGAATTTTGCATTCCTTATAGAGTCATCAAGTTGATAAGCTGGCATAACCTCTATTAGTTCTTTTGTATTGTCCTCATAAGTTATTAAAATATCTGGCACATAATTTTTTTCTATTTCCCGAAATCTATAAGGGACATAAAAAGGCTCAGATTCATACCTAATTACTTTTGATAGCTGCTCTAGAATTTTATATGCTTGTAGTTCATAAGAGCTTCGATACCAAATACTCTTTCTGTTTTTTTGGGAATAAAAATACCCATTTAGTCCATGGGTAACTAAATTAATCTTCCCTTCTTTAATTAATTGACTTTTAGTTTTACTCATTTGCTCTCTTGTTTTTTTAGAAACTATTTTTCCCTTATTACCCTTACTTATTTTTCTTCTCACTCTTTTGGAATGATGTTTCCCAAACATATAATTTTTCTCTCCCTTAATAGCTACTCTTATCTTCTTTCTTGTTTCTTCAGAAACTTTATGCCCTATTAATGCTTCAGCTGTTTTCTTTATCTTTTCTAAAGTAATTCTTTTCTTTATTTCAAATTCAGCTTGTTCTTTGCTACCATATATTTGTTCATATGTTTTTCCTTTTAATATTGTAGATTTTCCCTTTTTAGCTAATGATTGATTTTTTTTATTTTCAGCGGTAAGGTTCCATCTTTTCTCTAGTGGTATTTTTGTACCCAATTTCGCTTTTCTTTTTTTCTTCTTAATCTCAATAGCTCTTTCTGCTCCATATAACTGTTCGTATGTTTGACCTTTTCTTTGACCTTTATGAGACTCACTAAGTTTGTGTTTTAGTTCTTCTGCTCTTATTTTACCATAAAATTCTTCATAAGTTTTACCTTTTATCGCTGAAATCCGAATATTTTTCACACTATTCTCCTCTCACAGCACGGATTGGAATTCTTACACCGGCTCGTTCAATCTTTTTTGTCATAAAGTTAATAACGTATTCGTTGTTCTTCTCTATGACAACCGGCTCTATAGTGACATTGATGTTTTCCTCTTTTACTCCTCTTGCAGTTTCATCTCTTCGCCAAATATCCACTTGTTCGCCACGATGGGCTACAAACCTTTGAACAGGTTCTGTGACCACCCCATGATACCCTGTTTGAGCATGAATTTCTCCACCACCAGGTTCTGCGGGCATTTGATAATTTCTCATGCCTGCTTCTAACTGACTGAAATCACCCGAAACATCAAATGTCAAATCTGGGGCATGTAGGCCACTCAAATCATCTTGTATACCCCTTACTCCATCTCTCACACGCTCAAAAGCAGTATCGGAAGATGAAGCAAACTCATCCATTTTTCCCATAGCTCGTTTAAAAGCGTCTGGAATCTCTCCACCTATTGCTTCAATAATAGCCCCAAATCCAGCCATCAGAGTGTCTTGCATAGACATCTGCTGTTCTCCCAGAATTCCTTGTTCTTCTGCCTGTTTAATCAATGCCTGTGTAGTATCATCAATTTCCAATCCATGTTCTTTTGCCAGATATCTCAAACGCTCAAGTGTTGGACCCATCTGGGTTAGGGCTTGGTTCGAAGTCAACCCTGCTTCCATCATCTGATTATAATAGCTTGTCGCAGATACTGCCGCGTCAGTAAATGTTTGCTGGGTCAAGCTTCCGGTATTCGCTAGAGCATTCAGCACAGCTAGATTTCCTTCCATAGCATCAAATAACCCTTTATTTGCTTCTGTCACTTCTCTTATCTTCAGAAGCTCTTGTATCCCAGCGGATCCCTCAATGCCAAGTTCTTCATATTTTTTAAGCATTGAATCCAATACGCCCCCTAATGAAGCCATAACCTCACTGTATGAAGCGCCATTGGCAATCATTGCATTATAAACAGCTAGAGTCTGATTCTCAAGTCGTCCAAGAGCCTCAACATTTGTCCCAACAGATCCGGCCATGGCCTCCAAGCCCTGAATGGCATTCATTGTGCCACCTTTCACAACCCCCAATTGCTCATTTATATAGTCTGTTACTTCCTTCACTTCCAGTCCAGAAGCCTTGACTTGATTAATGAAACCCACCATTGCTGCCGAACCTTCAGTCCCAAACTTCACTGCGGAATCAAGCAGTTGTGTGAAACTCTCTCCGGCAGCCTGCGAGGCATCTGATGCATCTAAAAGCCCAGAATTATAATGTTGAAGAATAGCCGATGCCCTATTCCATTGGTCATTAATGCTCTTTTGAGTAATACCCACATCTCTCAGCACATCAGCATAGTTTTTTGAGACGGCAACACAGCCTTCCATTTCTTTTGTGTCTTCTGCTATTTTTTTTGCAGTATCTTCTGAAATATCACCCCATTTAGAGACAGACTTAACCAACCCATTAACCTGCTCCTGGAACTTCTCCGCCTCTGTCTTTGCTTTCTTAAAGAGCCCCCCAATTATGCCTCCAAGTAATCCGCCCACAGCTTTCCCGACCTTTCCTAATCCCGGGATAATAGAGCCGGCAATCTCTCCCACAGTGCTTCCAATAGAGCTTCCTAAACCGGCAAAATTCTTTGTCGTACCACTTATCAAACTCCCTATTGCTCCACCGATTTGCCCAAGTACTGGGCCAATTGCAACTACTATACCCTCAAAACTAGCCTTTGCCCCCTCCTTTAAGCTACCAAAATAATTCCCAATAGCATCGAAAGCCGAGCCGGTTGCAGAAAGCAATTGCTTCATAGCCCCATCATAATCATCAGACAGTGTGTTGAATATGCCACTAAGAATTGAGAAACTCTTTGTCCAATCTAATGCTACCTTTTTGGTAGTCTTCTCTGTATCAGCTATAATCTTTGCGTTTGTTCGATGCCCCATAATGGAGATTAATTGATACTGTAAAGGCACTTCTTTGCCAAGATGCTGATACGCACCAATAATCTTATCAACAGCGGTCACCTGATCTTCTGGGGTCAAGCGTTGTCCAACAGTTTTATATGCCTTCTCCAGATTTGCTAATTCCATTTCAAGCTGTGGTATGGTATTCACCCCAAGAAGCGAAGTCGCTTCTTGCATCTCTTTTATGGCTTTAGTGGCAGCTACTGCTCCTATAGTGAAAACATCTAATGAGCCAGCAACATTCACCTCTTTTGTCTTTTTGCTAACTTTATCCAAATCTTCGGCCAGTTTTACAATCGTAGGAGATAGCTTCCCCCCTGTAATTTTCGACAATGCCGCAGCCTGCTTTGCCATGCCTTGCAATTGACTGTCATATACCTTTCCCGATGCTCTTGCTTCGTTTATATTTTTCACCAAATCTTGCAGCTCGACTCCTAATTGGAACTTTGTTTTCAGTCCTAGCTTTTCTACTATTGAGCTGCATTCTGTAGCCTTAGTGGCTTCCTTTAAACTTTTCTTATATGTGTCAATTCTTTTAGACGCTTCTTCTGATGATTTTGCATCTTCAAGAATCCAACCTACATGCTCTCTTACAGCTTCCGACTGCTGCTTTATTACGCCCATTAGACCAAAATAGGGGTCTTTTGCTTTTGCCATCTGTTTGTCTGCTGCCTGCATCTTGTCTTTCCATTCGTCAAGCTGTTTTCCACCCTTACTGAATGTTTTTTCTAAAGTCTCCTGATCTACAGTTAGAATCTTCAAACTCTTTGTAAAACCTTCAATTTCTCTTGTTAATTCTATTGTTTTATCAATAACTGCTTCATCCATTGTCTTCAATTTAAGCATATGCATTGTATGCTTGGTAAGTATATCGGCAGAGGCACTACCAACCGCCCCACCTTTTAATAAATAGCTAATAAAATCCTTTAGAACAGAGCCAACTATTGCCATTGTCTCCCCAAATTGTTTTGCCTTATATATAAGTGCAGTAATTTTCTTCTCAAAATCGTCTGCATTTTTTATCCCTTTTGCAAAGCTAGTGGTAATTCCTTGATAAAAGGCAATCTGTAACTTCTTAATGGATGTCTTAAATGTCTTCATCATAAAGTCGGCCGACTTCATCTGCTTCTCAAAAGCCATTCGAGTTGAGCCGGAAGCGGTTTTCATTAGTTCCAAATCCTTTGCAAACCCTTTTGCACCTGCACCAGCCAAGCCCATAACACCAGTCAATGCACGAACATTTCCAAACAACATTGTCAAAGAGTCACTATTGCCCTTTGTCTTCTCATTAACATCTGCTAGAAATCCAGACAATCCCTTTGCCCTCAATGCTGTGGAGTTAAACTCTAACCCCAGCTCCTTCGCCATTGCCTGTGCCTGACTTGTTGGCTTCAGTACTGAAACCAGAATCTGTCTTAACTGCACTGAAGTCGTATTGACGTCAATACCTTGCCGGGTCAATGTTGCCATAGCCGCAGCAACCTCTTCAAAACCCAACCCTACCTTTGCAGCCATTGGCACAACAGTTCCAAGCGCACCTGACAATCCACCATATGTTAGTTTTCCACGCTTGACTGCCTGAAACATGATGTCAGAGACTTTGGTAACCTCTTCAGCCTGCATTCCATAAGCATTTATTACCGTAGTCAAAGCATCAACTGCCGTCGTCGTATCTGTCACACCGGCCTTGGCTGACATGGCTGCAACCCCTAAAAACTCAATTGCCTTTGCCGGCTCAACCGATGCCGATAAGACTTGATACATGCCTCGTGCCAGGTCTGCAGTATCACCAAGTGTCGGAGAAAGGGTCATCAGCTCCCATTTCAGCTTCTCCGTCTCTTGTGCAGATATGGTCAGCATTGTTGTCGTGTTTGCCCATTCTCGCTCAAACTCCCTTCCGGCTTCTATTGTGGATTTAACAGCAGTTCTAATTCCCCGTATGGCAGCCTGGACTCCAAACATCGTGCCCAAACCTATGGCCATTTGTCCTGCGGTAGATTTCAATATCGATTTCATTTTCGACATGCCGGTCGTCGTCTCTTTTGTCTGTGCCGACATGGTCTTGAAGCCAGTTCCGGTTTGCTTGGCGGTATTTGACAGACCGGTAAGTTCTTTTTTTACATTTCCAACGGCCTTTTTTACAGTGATACTGCCGCGGTCATCAAATGTGAGAATTAGAGCAATATCTTTTTGCGCCATGTTAATTATCTACCATTAAACTCCAAAAGCTTGCTTTTTAAAGATACTATATCTTCTAACTCATGCTCCCAAACAATGAGAGTCTGATAGCCATACTTCCTAAATAAGGCTTTTCTATCCTCCCCTGTTTCTCCCTGATGCCAATAATCCCCATATAACTCTATCAACTTCTTCTGACCATTTACGTTAACAAAATCAGGACATTTGCCTGCTAATATGAATTCCCCTGATCCTACATACTTGTATTCATTAGATAATATTTGCTGAAGAAGTTTGTCTAGTTCCATCTCCACTTTATTTGGAGTAACATGATAAGCTTTCATCTGTTTTCTAACATATTCTGGGTCTTGCCAAAGTTTCTTTCTTGCTCTACTCTTCTTCTCCCTTACTTCTGGTTGATTTATAGTCCTTTTTATTAACTTAATTTGTCTCTTTCTCCAGTCTGAATTTTTCCATAACTTTTTTCTTGCCTCACTTCGCTTCTTCTTCACTTCTGGACGATTGTTTACTTCCCTCTGTTTTGCTTTTGTTTCTGAACGATTTGCTCCTTTAGTTATTGCTTTAGTTTGACTTTTTCTATATTCAGGATTCTGCCAATTCTTTGTTATTGCCTTAACACATTTTTCTCTATATTTAGCATCTTTCCATAATTCCTTCACAGACTTACTCACATTTTTACTCATTTTTCCAACACGTTCATCAATCTCTTTTGTTAAACCTTTATTCCATGCAACTTGAAGTCCAGTCTTTCCTTTATTCCAAGAAACTATTCGCCCTGCATTTATCCCTTCCATTCTTGTATCTCTTGTTCTTTCCTTTAACTTTTTAGCTCGTTCTACCCCATACTCCTCTTCCATAGTCATCCCTTTGCGATGAGACAGCTTTGTTCTTGTATATACTCCACTAGGCATTATTTCTTCCTACTCTTCTCCCTTTTTCCCTTCTCTTTTTCTACCAAAGCCTTTTCTTCCAGAAGACAACTGTTGAAATACAAAATTCTTCTAGCATAGTCATCTTGCAATCCAGGAAAAACTCCATTCAATTCAAACACTAGCTTCAATGCATCCAAATCAACAATCCTAGTACCAAATGCATCAAACGTCTGGGGCAATCCCTGGTATAAATCCAAAATCTGCTCATTCTCCGGAATGGGGATTGTTTGGGCCAATGGGCACGTCTCGCACTCCAATACAATCCTTACCTGAGTCCCAGCCGGAAAGGCACTCTGTTTTAATAGTTTACGGCATTCTGCACAATCTAGCTTCTCGCCCCTTACCAATCCCCAAGCTATTTTTTTAGGTTCTGGTACTCTTTCTCTTTCAGCTCGGCAATCTTGGAATAATTGCGAATGTCTGTCGCTATGGAGACAACCCAGTTCTCGAACTCAAGAGACTGTTCCAGCAACGCAAGCACAACGTCACGACTGAAAGGAACATCGGTCTCCTCGGTTACATCGCCCTTGACTTCTAAAGCGGGAACTAACTTCCGCAGTTTTCCAATCGTCAATCCTTTCCAATCTGAGATCACAAAATCAGCATAAGCCTCTCTCAGCTTCTGCTCATTAAAATTCTCCTCTCTCAGCCCTGTTCTTGGATTCTGCCAATATTCTCTGGATATGTCTCGAATCTGTCCAAGCAGGAACTTGCTCACAAATGTAAGTTTAACATGAAATCCCGGAATATAAGGACATTCAGATTCTACCACTCTCTGGGTTTTTCCGCCCTTTTGAATCCAGCCAGCTAAATCTTTGTTTTCCATTTTCACGCACTCTCCTTGTATAAATTTTGTCAGCTTTTTAGCTAACAAGTGAAAATTCCTCCAACCCCTTTATATGAGGAATAGGAGGGGGTTTATACCCCCTCCTTTATAATCAAAAACTATTTGAACGTCAATGCCATCTCATCGTTCATAGTTGCCGAAGCAATCGCCTTGAACGGAATTGTCTGCATAACCTCTTCTCCACTAGCCAACCGAGAGGTCTCATACTCGGCATACGGAATAGTAATCTCCATTATGTACCCAGCTGCATTTCCTACAGGAATAACCAAGGCGTTTGATACCTGGTATTCTGATCTATAGAAATATGATGGCCCTGATTTAATGAATCTTAGTTCCAACTCACCACCAATCTCTCTTCTGCCAGGTCTAACAAATGATTCACAAGTCCATTTATCGTTCTTCTCATCTTCATAGAATTTAAGGTTGTTTGCCACATTCAATGTGCTTCGAGTAACTATTGCATTCAATGATTCTATAGTCACAAACCCCATTTTCCCATGCCCCGGCGTTCCAACCTCGGATGAAGCTGTTGGCCACCATGGAGCAACAGTCGGATTAATCCCTGCTGCACTTGGGTTACTTGTCAATGCTTCTATAGTGATTGTCTTGGCAGCCTGATTGACAGCAGTTATCTTATAGCCCTGATCGTTGTTGGTGTCATCTCCAACCGTGACATACATGTCTTTGCAAAACCTTTCTGCCTCAGTAGCCGCAAAATTAATTACAGTATCTGATGCCGCATAAGTCCCGGTAGCTGTGGCTGTACCAGCCCACAGTTGTTCAAAATACTTGCCACTCCAAGCAATGTTTGCAATCTCTTCACCAGCAATTCCAAAATCAGCTCCTTCCAGTCCAACCCCCCTAAAAGCAAAGACCGAATGTCCCTTCTTGCACCAAAGTGAAAACGAATCTAATTGATTCGCTAAACTGTATACAACACTAACATCAGTATTTACATCTTTTGAACCCATCAAGCACTCAAACAACACATCCGCCTCTGGTGCAGTTCCTTTTGTTCCAGAAGGTTTCACATAGGTTGTGAATGAGAGTTCCCCAACCAGCTTGCGAGCCTTGATTGGGGAAAACCTAGATGCGGTTTCCCTAATCTGCTCATCTTCCAGAAATTCCAGTTCCTGACCAAAATCCACCGGTCCAACAGTGTATACCTTATTGGCAGCAGTCAGCTTCTGCAATGTTCCTTTCGTGCCTTCTTTGATAATGAAAGTCGCTTCCTCATTTGCATACGCAAAAGTTCTTGTCATTTTTATTCTCCTACATTTACTTTTTTAGCTTTTCAAATTCATACTCTTC